TCGGGTCCGAAGCGTTGGAAGTTCTTGTAGCACAAAGCCAACACCTCTGCTGCGTGTTGTAGGAACTTGTCGGTTAGGAACTGTCTGCGAACAGAGGAGATTTGACTCTCTTCATCTAGCCCCATTAACCTATCTGCTTGACCCTGAAGGGTTTGCTCCATTTCGACGCTACCAGGATTGTACTGGGGCTTATCACCGAAGCGGATAGACCCAGGACGGCGTTCGGGGACTCGTCTACCTGGACCCCAATCTGTGGGGGCTTGGCCAACTGGGTGCATCAATGGCGGGAGGGTAGCCATAGAGTTCGCGTCCATGCGGCTATCTCGTTCTACCTTGACTTGGGTTTGGATTCCTCGTAGCAACTCTGGCACATTAGTCGTGTCATACATGCGTTTGGTATCCTCGGAAAGTCGCGTGACAACCACGGGATATTCTTCGTAACCATTTAATAGCTCGAACTTTGCGTGGGATGGAACATCGACGCCACTATCGCCGGAAAAGCTAGGATGAAAGACAGTTAGGTAAATGCCCTCCGAGTCATCAACTTCATCAATTAGGCGCTGATAGCCGTGGATTACTTCAACTAGGTCTGCTGCTTTGTAATTGGGAAATGAAGTGGTGCGAGTGGATTGTCCCTCTTGCTCCACTTGCGTGGGATCAATGCCAACTCCCTTTTTGGTCTCGATTACGTGATCCACCCAATCGGCATTCCACCCATCGGTGCTAACCTTTTGCAATAGCTCTTGGGCCGTGTAGTAAGTCTTCCAAAATGCGTGTGGGGCTCGTTGGGGATCAGTCGTGTAAGAAGGAAAGATCCAATCGCCATCTGGTCCTAGTGTCTTAACTGTGGGACTATTGACTTGGCGCCTAATGGTGGAAACTTCGGCTTCTCCTGTTTTGCGCAATTGCTTAAGAGCATTCTTTGCGTCTTTCTTTTGCACACCCTTTAGGGCACTTTGAAGGGCCACAATCACTTGTTCGTCTTCTCCGTTAATGATTTGCTCGGCTAGTTCTGGGGCTACTTGGGCAATATCTGCCAATACAAGGCGTTGCTTGAACTTCTTGTCCCCTTTGACCCAACCACAGTGGGTAATCATAATGCCTCGCTCTAGGAGGTAGTTGGCCCCTAGCTCCATCTCACGCTTGAAGCGAGGAATATAACCACTGGTACTCATCCACTTGAGGAAATTAGAGACTAGCTTGGCTTCCCCTAGGTCGTTAACCTCAACTGGAAACGCCCTTATGCTAGAACGATTGAGGGATGACATGAACAAAGACACCAATCTAGTGATGCGTTCGTCTATTACGTGGCTCTCTAAATCGCTAGCACCCTCCCAAGGAAAGGCGTCTGCCCCACCCTTGCGGAGGTCGCGGCTTTTACCAGGCCACCAATTGCGGCGGTCATCGTAGGCTTCTCGGCAATGCCTATAGAAAGAGCCTAACTCTGAGTTTGCAATTGAGTACGCATGAGAGAGAAGCTCTACATCGGGCTCCTTCTGCAAATACGTAACGGCCTCTTGATAGTCGTTAGTCTTCATAATTCCTACGGCGAGCCTTTCTTTTGATGGAATCATTTATCCCATTAGTGAACCTCGGACCAACCCCTATTTTATCACAAAACTCGCTAGGTTGCATTGGCTCTTGGCTTTTTCCTAGAAAATGTCTTTGGAGGACTTCCCAACCAAGGAACCTATCAAGCTCATCGTTGAGAAATCCCCTAGAATCAACTAGCGTATCTAGTTTGGAGCAATCGGTAGGATCTTCCATTTGTATCTTCAATTTTCTCAATGGTTATGTTCTTGCCTGTTAGTCGTTTGTGCATCTTACCTGGCACCAATACTGGTACTTTCATGCCGTCTAAAATCTTGGCAAATACGTACCTAGGGTTGCGAGCTGGCTTAATAACGCGAGCCTTGTAGTGCTTGGGGACGATCTCTGGGATGACAATGGCATGAGACAATATATCCCATCCTTCCTTCGTAATCCAAGTATTGCCCCCCTTTCCGGTTAATTGATTCTCACAGAGTTTGGCACGGGCCATTTCCTCTGTTTCTTCAAATGGTAAGCCAGCTTCTTGGCATATTTGCTTTAGTCGTTTCTTCATTAGTATCCTCCTTTGCCCCTTACTGTCACTTGGTAGCTCTTATTTGTTACGTGATCTGGTCCCTCTCCGGCATTCGTCATTCGCAAATAGCGAAGCAAATCAATAAAATCCTTTAGGGCTTCGTCTTTCTTACCGTCTGAATTGTAGTTAATGATACTATCAATGAGATTCTCGCATGATTTGTGGATGCTCAATATGGGCTTGTTAACCGTATCAATTGGTAGGTTAACATCGTAGTCAAACCACTCATCTAGCATTTGGAGCCCAATCTCTTCGTTTCTGCCATCAGAGGGAATGAAGATCATGCCTTCGTCCTCAAATGCCATGAACCTATCAACCGAATCATCGTTCTCCGTGGCAAAAGCTCTTGAGTCACCTATGCGCTCAAAGACATCCTTTACACCAATTTCCTCTTCAATCTCTTTCCATTTCTCCACATAGCCCTTAACAGACATGATGTGCTTCTTGGATGCGGGTCCGTACTTCCAATTGGGGGAACCAAAGTCTGCCCACTCACCATAGGTTTGTCTCTCTGGGAACTCAGCCACAATATGGACATCTCCTTGTTGGTTCACAAAGGCCCAAAGGCAAGAATAGCTTCTGCGTCCTGCCGGATCGGCAACCATGTAACAAGTATGCCGTTGTGGATCAAATGTCCACCTGTCTTCTACTACATTAGCCCCAGAGCTAAACTTAGGGAAGAGGGAAGTTATGACATTAGAGGGAATGCCGTGAAATCTTACTAGTCGCTCGGTTAGGCTCTTATGACTGTGGAGCGTAACCATGTTGTCAAAGCCAGCCCAAGGATTGTCCTCACTAGGGAAGAACACCATTCCGACTCCACCTTTGGGCTTGTCGTTGTTCTTCTTCTCCCTTACCCACTCCACAGAGGTAGGATCACCCTTGTGCGGAAATGCCTCTGGGTTTACGTTTATGGTCTTGGTGATTTGACTCCCCTTAATCTTGTCTGCCACGAAGGGCGTCATGTGATTGATGGGCGTAAAGGTCGTTAGAATAGTGGCTCCCCTGCGGGGAATGCGGTATAAAAGCGTGTTGTATAGCTCACCATTCTCCAAGTACTCGTCCAACCAAGCACCTATGTTCACAGTCTTGGCTGCTCGGCTTCCGTACTCGTACCCTTCAAACTTGCTCTTATTGGCTTGATATTGGGAATACTTAACAAAGAAACACTCCCTTACCTCCGTACCATCACCTACGTCTAGGATGAACTTGTCACCCGTAAAGCCGTTCTGAAGGGAGAAGTTGAGGTATGCCGTAGAACTCTTTTGCTTTTCCTTAAACTCAGGAGGTAAATAACGATAAACGTACCTTTGTTGAATCTGTACGGATGCAGCGTCATCTTGGGCAAAGCAATAGATCTTGGCACCTGGATTGTTCACCAATGCGTCCACTACCATTTTGGCCCCAATTTCGGACTTAGAGCTTCCATTTCCTCCAAAGGCAAATACCTCCATCCATTTGTCGCACATTTCGTACACCAACGGCCAAGATGGAAACTCGAACCCGTGATTTAAGGGATCAATTACGGCCTTGGCTATACGGCTTTCGTGGGCCGAATGAAGGTCTTTTAGCAACGGGAGATCGTTTTCATAAAGAAACAGTATTTCCTCTGGTGAGGGTGGTTTAATTATTTGGTGATCCGTAAAGTCCATTAAGAAAAGAATGTCATGGTGTAGTCAGGAACGTAGCCATCAAAGGTGGAGGTACTGACAGGAGTCGAACCCGCGACATCCTCATTACAAGTGAGGCGCTCTACCAACTGAGCTACAGTACCGAAATCTATTTTATCATAACCCGCTTCGTACTTAGCGAGGTCTCTTCCCTTTTCGGGGGTCATTCCTTTACCCATTATACGTCTATCACTTTCTTCATGTCTTTAAACTTCTCTAGGGCTACATCTCTAAGTCGTTCATAGTCAGCATCCGTGTACTCCTTTACTTCGGCATTCCTACTTGTGGCTTCCCCACGGGCCAAATTAGCAGCCCTATCGGAGTTCGCCT